ACACGTAAGCCACGTGCTAGTCTGTTATTAAAGTATTTAAGATCATCAATCTCACCTAAGTTTTGTCCACCTGGGAGAACTTCGATAGATGATCCTCTACCTTCTGCTGTAACTGGGAAGAAATAATCTTCATTCATTGATAATGGATTATATGTAGCATCAACTACAGACTGTCCACCGTGAATACTTGGTATACGTCTTTGATGTATTTCGTTTTTAATTCTGTCTACGAATGCCATTGCTAAATGACTTGGCATGTTACCAACGTCAATCTTAAACATTCTGCGTTCTGGTGCACGTTGTACACGATAGATTAGAATAGCATCTTCTAATAGTTCTTTCTGTTTATATACTTTAAAGACATTCTCTAAGATAGATTGTCCGAAAGGCCAGAAACGATCTAAGCCTTCTGTTAATGACAAGTGAACAACATGATTAGAATCGATTGCTGACTCTGCTTGTCCTAATGTAAATCTACTACCTGATGTGTTGTATGGCATTGATGGGACTGTATATCCGCCGCCACCTGCTCCGCCACCGCCACCAGTACCACCTAATCCTGTTGTTGGGTTAGCGGCAAAATCTGTGTTTGTTTTTTGTGCAACTGTTAAGTTCTGTAAGTTAATGTTTAAGTCTTTAATAACATACTGCTCAGGAAGTTTACCTTCACTCTCATTAACAATAACTTTAATGACTTTAACCATGTCAACCCAGTAGAGTTTAAAGTTCTCTGGATCTCTTACAAAGATTTGATCTCCGTACTTGATGACGTTTCTAAACATCTTAAACATACGAGTATCAAATTCATTTAACTTACACCATTGTTGTAACTGCTTAGATAACAAGTCCATCTCATGCGGAGTAGGTTCATCTCTAAACTCGAAATTAAATGGTGTATGATTGTGATCGTTCTTTTGAGTACTAAATTCTGCAATGATATCTAAACATGCATTAATCTCAGCATCGACATCCATCATTTCGTACTGATTGTATCTTTCTATTCTGTTAGGATGTCCTGTGTAAACTTCAGGAAGTCTACTCATGTAGTTCTTGTAACCGAAGTCAGTGTTTGAGTAACCTGCATCGTCCGCACCACTATTCCAAGACCCAGAATTACTGTTGCCTCCAGATATCGGGCTTGATACTCCGCTCTTGTTTAGAAATTTCTTTTTATATGCCATGTGATTATAGGTTCTCTTATACTATGTATTTAGTTAAACCATGCTGTTGGTTGCAATTTTTTGGGAGGCTTCTGCACCTTCAACTGTCGCATCTTTAATACCTTTAGCAATCATATTATTCTCTGTTTGTGCCGCTATTAGTAGGTCTATCTTTTCTGCTAACGCATCATTATACTCTTTCCCCGTTTGGGCAAATTTCTCTTCAGCCGACTTCTTATTACCAGATTCTTCTTCAGTTGGTTCTGGACTAATATCAACTGTAGGATCACTTAGAAAACCTGGTTCTGCTTCAGCCAGTCCAAGTTTCTTTTGTTCGATACTTGCAAGGTATTTCTCAGCCTGCCCCATGACACTTTCACTAGCATCTTCGCCCTTGTACTTACCAGTTGCTAAGACTTCTCGGTATTGATCTTCTTTTCCTAGCATCTGCTTTTCAGCAGAAGTTTTCATCTCTGCCATTTTCTCAGCACGAATTTTTTCATTCTGAGCAATCTCTGCTTTACCTTCGTCTGAATCAGCCCAGTCAACGAATTCCCTTGTAGCCTCATTCATTGGCTCATCGGTTACTGTCTTTTTAGTTGTGGGTGAATCTATGAGAGTTGCAACTTTCTCATTTGAAACTTTAATTTCTTCTAAGATATTATCTGCGGGAATACGTTCTGCTGTAACTTCGATGTCTTCTAGTGCAGGCAATCCTGCATCTGCTATCATATTTTCAACTACTTGAGTTGTTGCTAATAATTGTTCTGTATCGACTACTCCTGGAGTAGATACACCGCTTCCAGTATCTTTGAGTGCATTAGCAATAACTTCAGGTGTAATTTGTTCTTTAACAGATTCTTCTTTTGCTTTTACAACTGCGACTCTTTCTTTTTCTTCTTGTTTTTCTGCATCTCTTTTTGCTGTTGCTTTTAAATCTGCTTCAAATATCTTGGCTAGATTTTCAGGAGACATGTCTAATGTTCTGCCACCTACTTCTTCTTCTTTTACTTCTGCTACATCTTTTTCTTTTTTATCTTTTGCATCGTCTTTTGCCTCTTTCTTTTTAAGTAAGTCTAATTCTTTTTTTATGAGGTCTTCTGTTCCTTTGCTAATATCATTGTCCAGCAGTATAGCCTCAAGCATTTCGGATGTTAGTTCACCTGAGTCTTTCATTTCGGCGAGCAAGTCAAAGTCTACTTTACTATTACCAAAGAATTTTTCTTCATAAAGAACTCGGCCATCTCTATCTTTTTTGGCTTCATCTAAAGTGAGTTTTGACAATCTATCTTGTTCTGCTGTTTGCTCTGCAATTAGGTCTTGAATTCTATGATACTCTTTCTTTTCATCCTCAGACATCATATTATATTCTTCAGAATCTTTGTCTAACGTTGTTCCGTACATTGTTAGGTCTTCAGGAGATAGGGCTCCTGCTACCGAACTTCCAAGCATAGAACCGCCTGCCGCTCCTAAGGCGGCGCCTAAAATACCACCGATTGCTGTTCCGAGAATTGGGACAACTGAACCTAAGGCTGCACCTGCGGCTGCACCTGCAAGGGCGCCACCGGCGCCACCACCTGCTATACCAAATCCTTTATTATTGGCTTGTGTAGTGTCTATTTCATGTTGTTTACGAGCAAAATCTTTTTCATAATCTGTAGAACTGTCATCAAGTAATGTTTCACCAAGTTGTAAATCAGCCTCGTCTTTTGCATCCTCTGCGGCCATATAACCGCCGATACCAGACATTACTATGCCTGCACCAGGTATTAATCTTCCCATACCTTTAAACATGCTACCCGCGCCTCTTAAGGCCGCTGTGCCTTTTGGCATATTTGGTCCCATAGCGCCGGCGCCGGCGCCTCCACCGCCACCAAATAGATTACTTAGAATTCCTTTGCCACCTGACATGGCTCCTAATGATACTGCGGCAGAGGTGGCAGCCACGGTAAGGGCACCAAGTGCAATAGTTCCTAATCCTAATCCACCTGTAAACGGATTAAATGAATTTAAAAAGTCATCTGCGGCTGTTCTGATATTAGTTTCAAGTACTTGTAAATCTGATACTAAATCTTTTTGTTTGTCTTTACCTCGTTCAGTAGACTCTGTGACACCCTCTTGAGCCTCTAGGAATCTCTTTCTAGCCTCTCCTTCAGAAGTAAATAATGTAGCAAATTCTGTAGATCGTGCATTGATACCTGTTGCGTCTCCGATCTCAGACATATTAGCGGCAAGTTCCATTGACTTACCAAATCTATCAACGTTTCTTCTGACACCGCCGGCCATTTCTCCGATTGTTTCGGAAACTGCTTCATTGTATTCGTCTGAACCAGCAGTTAAGCCTTCAAATCTCTTTGCAAGTTCTCCAGCATTAAGTCCTAAGTTGGCTAAAGACTTTGTATTTTCATCAAATGCGCCAGTACCAATAACATTCATTAATTTAGAAGCATTCTCTGCACCTAATACTGAAAGATCGGTTGTTAATTGTGTTCGGACGGCTATTTCATTTTCTTTGGCTGCTTTTTCTGCTTCTAGTCGTTGTCTTTGTTCGTCTGTAATGTCACCGGCTAACTGCTCCTCAAGTCTTGCAATATCATTTTGATCACGTATATTACGAATTTTATTTCGCAAGTCTGCTTGGATTGCGGCTTGTTCTTCTTTAAGTTGACCGGCTTGAATACCTGTTAACTCTGATAATGTTGTTAATGTTTTTGCATACTTTAATGATCTTTGTTGAACTTGTTTTTCAGTTAACTGTGTGGCTTGAAGATTGATACCACCTTGTCTTTGTAATTCTATATAATATGCTTGTTGTTCTTGGGCTTCTTTTAGAGTAAACCCATATCTACGCATTTCTCTTTCTTGTTCGTCAGATAACTTGAATACTTTTAACAGTTTTGCTGTACCTTCAGAAGTACCTGCACCAAATGCCGCTACAGCCTGAGAACTTTGTTGAATTATTACTGCTAGTTCTTGTAGATCACCTGCACTTGCGCCTGCTTCTCTTGCCGCATCTGCTAAACCTTGGGTCGTAGTATCAACTACAGCACCCATTCTGTTCATTTGTTTTGCAAACTCATTTTGTGCATCAGCCTGCTTCATAAACACAACTGTAAACTCAGTTATTATGTTTACAGCATTGCCTATTACTTTACCAAATCCACCTAATGCATCACCAGTTTGTTTTGCTGAGTCTCCAAAACCTGATACTGCTTGAGTATATTTGTTAAATCCATCAACACCCGAAACTAATGCACCTGAAAAACTAGTAACTGCGCCAGTAGCCGTACGTAATGCTCCTGCCATTTTATCAGCAGTTGTTTTTATTTGATCGCCGGCTTCATCAAGTTTTTCATTTTTCTTTGTTTGTGCATTAGATGATCGTTCAGCACTTTTTTCATTTTCTTCTGCGGCTTGTTTATTTGCTTGTGTAGTTTGATTAAGTGTGTTAGATAGATTTGTTAGTCCTGAATTCAATGCACCCAAAGAGGCATTCATAGAATTTAAATTCTCATTAAATTCTCGCATTTCTTCTGGTGAAAAATCATCCATCTAGTGTTATCCTATATTTTTAATTTAGCATGGTTTTGGAATACTAAATATATCTTACTAGTATTTAGTTTTTTAAAATACCGTATTTAATTATGGGGAACATATATG